TGTAAATACAGCTTGTTGTACCGTCAACATGCGATTCACCTCCTTGTCTATCAATATCCACATCATAGACAGGAAATACAAAAAATATTCAGCTCACTTTATGATGTGGCTGAATAGTTACATTTTATTTTTCATCTATATAGCGTCTATAAAGTTCAACTTTCTCTTTAGACATGCCACATTCAGCCCGTTCGTATCTCGATAAGAGAGATTGCGAGCATTGTAGTACTTGTGCCAGTTCTTTTTGTGAAATTCTCTTTTTTCTGCGCTTGAGTAAATACTCATCACGCAATTTGATGTTCATTTCCCTTCACTCCTTTCTGCAAAAATATGAGTAAAATTTTTTATAAAAAAAGAGGACACAAGCATTAAGCAAGTGTCCCCTTCTTCATTATGTATATGTATTTTATTTAATTATGCTTGTGTGATTTCAAAAGAAACTGCTGCTTTGTCATTTAGAAGATTTACGCCTGCTTGAGTTTCAAGATAAATGGATTTTTTACTTCCCGAAACTGCTTCAACTTGCGCATGGAACGGGATAAGCACTGGCATTTCTAAATAATTCGGATTTACGGCAAAGAATTTATTGTTGCCAAGTTCTTCACAAAGAATAAAGTTTACAGTACCAAACACCGTAATATATTGTTCCATGTCAAAGCCCAAGAATTTATCTCTTGCGTAAAACTCAACATTTCCTAATTCGTTTAATTGTTTCTTAATACGAGCAGGTACGAATACAAGAATTTCATCAGAAACACCTGCATCGTACAATTTGCCGATTGCTTCTTCAAAAGCATCAGCAGTTAATTGTCCAGTGACTTTATGATCTGGATGAATTTGTGCAAGAATACCATCAGTTGTATATACTCCGTTGCTATATCCTTTTGTGCCATGAATAAAGCGATTTTCCATTCTGCGTTTAATGCTCTTTGTCTTTTTCTCTACTTCATGGGCTAAAAGGTCATTAATACCAGTTGCTTTAGAATATTGCGCCGTGTTGCTCACAGTGGCGGTAGCTGCGAAAATCTCGAGGAAATTGTCTCTTGGAGCAAGCGTATCTTTTACATACGCTGGAGCGTCCCCACCTTCTGCAAGCGTGACTGCGCTATCTGCAATTTCTTCCGTAATCCAGTGAACTTGTGGGCTAGTCGCTTTTACTGTTTTAGACATTAAGAAAGTAACAAAAGGAGTTTGTTTTTTATTCACTTCAATAAGAACATCTTTAAGGTCATAATTTTGTCCTGAAACAAAATCTTGACTTGTAAACATATTATCATCCTCCTAAAAATTTTTTAGATATATAAAAACGGCACGAAAGATTAATCTTTCATGCCGAATATCGCTTTAATCATATTTTTTGTATTACCTTGCTTTTTCGCTTGTTCATAAGCAGTCATTTGCTTATGGTTACTTGGCACATAACCTGTTTCGATTTTTATTTCATTTACGATAGTAGTTAGCTTTTTAATAACTTCTTTAAGTTCTTTTTCATCATTAACTTTTACAATATCTGCAAATTTCTCAAGCCCTGCTTCCTTTAAAGAAAGAGAAACTTCTTTTTGCCACAATTCATTTTGTTTCGCTTCAATCTCTTTTTGTCTTTCTGCTTCATTAGCTAGTGTTTGCTCCATTTTCTCCATTTTGGCAACAAGTTCAAGATATGTTTTCATATCCACCGTTTGTTGTTGGTCTTGCTGTTGAGTTTGCTCTTGTTGCTGTTGATCTTGAGTTGTTTCAGTTTGAGTAACTTTTTCATCAGACATAATATCTACCTCCATTTTCAATTAAATTGAATTTTTACCGAATCTCTTACGAGAATCGGCTTATTATTGTAAACTCCCGAAAATTCAAAGATAATTTCACTTTGATTCATCGGGAGTACATAATCATAAAAATAGACACCAACATTTTCCTTATTGGTGTCATCTAATGTTATCTGTTCAATTTGCTGTTTATTCATATCATATATCGTCAATTTAATATCGTTTGGCTCAACTGATTGTCCATTAAACGTTTTAAAATGACATTTTAATCTAACTGTATCCCCTGCAAGTGCCATCATATCACCTCTACACTGGAAGGATTTTCGATTGTGTATGTATTAGAATTGTGTTCAATACAATACGATGAAGAAGGATTTTCTAATACAGACACATAACCATTTACAATTTTGTTTTGTATCGGAACAATTACATTGACATTAGAATGAATATTGTCAATGTAAGACAATAATTGTTTAAATGTCTTTGTCTTACGTTCAACGATTGAACCAATAGGATTCATATAACTTGCGACATGTTGTATCACACTTCTAACCGTTCTATTTGACTTCTGAACGCTTGTTGCAATTGGAAGGGTATATGTCGATACTGTCCGTTTCGTGCTTGTATGGCGTTCTGAAAGCGTCTGAATAGCATTTAAAAAGGATTGTGTTTGTTTAGTTGATTTATTAATTTTAGATGTTTTAGATTGAATATGATTCACATATGATTGAATTGTAATTGTTTCTTTTTTCGGTTGCGCTGCTGGTACTCCAAATATTTGCAAAAAAGGATAATCATTATTTATACCCCATACACTAGTAAAATCCCATCCAACATATGTGGACTGTTGTTTCATTTCAGCAGTTGTTTTACCTGTACCACCTGCGGAGATTGTTTGACCACTTGTATTAATATCCCAATATGAATTTGTAACTTTTGTTGAATCTGCATGAGAACCAACTAAACCGCCATTGTATAAGTTTGGATCTGGTGTTACTGTTACTAAACCTGTAGAATAGCATTTATTTATAAGTGAATTAGATGTAGCACCATTCCCGACTAAACCACCAACACGTCCTTTTCCTGTTGCATTAGCATGAGAAAAACAATTTTCAATTAATCCACTATAATGCCAGCCAACTAAACCACCGATTCCATATTGCCCCGATACATTTCCTGTCGTGTAGCAGTTTTTTATTGTGCTATTCGTAATATTTCCAGCAAGAATGCCCACATAGTTTACGTTTTGACCGACAACATTTGCATTTTCAATCGCTAAATTTTGAATAGTTGCATTTTCAGTAAAACCAAATAGCCCGACATATGCAGTTGTTGAATTTATTGTGAGATTTTTAATTTTATATCCTTTACCGTTAAAATTTCCTGTAAATTTTGTTGAAGATGTGCCGATAGGAGTAAAATTCCCCCAACTGCCCATATCAATATCGTTTGCTAATTCATAATATGCTGAAAGGTTATTTCTTACATTATGTAAATCTTGCGGTGTCTGAATAATATAAGGATTCGATTGCGTTCCTGCACCTAACATGAATTAATCACCGCCTTAAACTTGCGGCACTTGAATTTCATGAATCACCGTTAATTCATCCATATCTGATTCAATTGTAAATGGTGTAAATGATTCGATTGAATAAGCATTTCCGCCTGTCGCAACATCATATATTGCACTTGAAGCAAATGTTTGTGGTTTTGTAATATCTGCATCAGAACCCTTTACGACAATTTGAAGTTTTAATACTTGATCGCCTGCATTATGAATCCAAGAAACACGACTATCTGCAGGTGAAAGGCGTAAAATTGGATTCCCTAAATCATCACGTAATTCAATGTATTGCCAATTTTGCTGAATATAATCTCTAATTGCTTGGTAAGCACTAGCTGTAATTTCAGCCATTCATTGACACCTCCATTTTTTCAATTTTTTGTTCTAATCGTTCGATTGCTTTAACGATACGTTCCTGTGCTTCATTTTGTTTCTCAATTTGTTGTATTAATTTTTCTTCACGCTGTTTGGATTCTTTTCTTGTATCGACAAGCAGCCAAACGAAAAGAAGTGCAAATACGCCATTGCTTGCGAATTGTTCAATTGAAATTTGTGTTAAATCCATTTTGTCAACGCCTCCTTTCCAAAAAGATTAAAAAATATGAGTAAAAATAAAACAAAAAAAAGAGTGAGCAAAAGCCCACTCAAAAAAGAAAATGGAGGCGAAAAAGCGAAAGAACTTGTAAAATGGCAATTGACGCATATGCAAATCACAAAGAATCTCGAATTGTTGTTGAAGAAATAGCTAAACAAAAAAGAGAATGATAAGTAATATCTTATCATTCTCTATAATTAATATCATTAAAAATACAACTTAAATTTTCATTATATTACATTTCAACTTATCAATTCAATAATATCATCATAATTTTCTTCACCTTTTTCAACAATATGCTCACTCATTTCTTTTAGAGCTTCTTTTGATTTAATCAAATACTGCATGAATGATTTATTTACAATACGGACGAATCGTTGTTTATCTTTTTGTGTTTTTACTTCCTTATTACCTTTCCAACGCTCAATAAACCATTTTGTATCCTTTTCGCTCATGTAATCAAATAATGCGTCAATCACAGTAGTATTTATATCCTTTTTATTCTCATGAGCCGATTCAATAGAAATATCATCTTCATCATTCTCTTTCAAGAAATTCAGTACATAATTAAACAACATTGCTTCATCATCAATTACATGTTCTAAAATATTTTCCGTATACTTCACGAATGTTTTAATTGTTTGATATGTATTTGTTTTGACCATGATTTTATATGTACGAAAAGCTAAATATTCTGCTTTACCTGAATCCGTGACAAAACATCTTTACAATGGATGCGAACCGTTGATACGATAAGGGAAAACGACGTTGACGATTCTTCATCAAGTAGGTGAATGTG